ATAGGCAAGCCCGTCGGATAGCAGACTACGCGCCCTTCAGCAGGAAAGAAAACAGCAATTGTCAAGTCACACCAGACTGCTATAAAGTCGCAGACAGCCGAGGATAACTTGTCCTTCAAGCAGGAATCATATTCCCAGAACCACTTTTCCAGCGCCTCTGCTTTCAGGAACCATGCTAGAAAGTGTGACTTAATCCAGCCACGTGTCCGCCCGTTGTTTTGCTTGTAGACATCATCAAACTTCTGCGAAAGCTCAGAAATTGTTGTTCGGATGCCATTCCCGTGATTTGCCTTGTCGCTATACCGAAAGAACGGGTCATTCGCAACACAGGGTATACACAGTGGATGAATCGGCATGCTTTCATTTAAGATCTTCCAGCCTGTCCCGACGAGCCAAGGCGGTTCAGACTCGATAATATGCATTGTTTGCTTCTGTAAAGTCACAAGCGAACAGTGCCTATTTGAATTAGATTGAATAGCGGAATTAAGGGCCTTCCAGGAAGTATAAGGTGCCATCTCTATTTAATTCTACCTACTTCTGTTTAAATGAGTTAATGAGTGTTTCTCTTTCCAACAGCTCATCACGGTTTTTCCGGACAAATTCAATAAATTGTTCAAGTTCATTGAATGTATCTTGGTCTAGAGCAACAACGTCAAAAAAAACTCCGTTAGCATTTTCACTGTAATGAATGTTTTTCTTCTGCAAGAGTCTAAGAATCTCCAAGAACTCAGGTTCACCCAATTGTCTGAGAGCATTTAAAAACTTTTCGCGACGAGAATATTCAGTGGCGTCCATTTAATTTTCAGAGAGAACTTATAGCGCAATTGTGACCGCGGTTCCTGTACTATTCAAAGGAGCAGAGGGAACAGAAGGAGTATCTGCTAGAACACCGCCTTCATCCATGGTACCTACCGCCATGATAAACCGGGCATGAGACTGAAAGCGTGTCTTCAGAATCTTAACACGAATCTTCTGTCCAACTTTTAGTTCGTCAAAGTCCAAATTTCCTTGGTGAAGATCGCGAGGTAGTAGAGTACGAAGAGAATCCTCAAATGCAGCATAGGCTCCCATCTTATTCACTTTTAAGATATCTGCTTCAATAAGGTCACCAACTGCCGGATACAATACATCACACTGAATCTTACAGCGGAAAGTAAAATCACTTGTAAATGTACCCGGTCGGGAAATACCACACGTTCGGCTTAGCAACTTAAGACTCTTTTCTTTTACAAAACCCTGCGGTGAGCAACGGCCTTCTAGTTTCTTGCGAAGCTGAAGTGTTAAGAACCCATCCATATCCACAGCGGCTGCTTCAAATTCTTTGGGTGTTAGGACAGCCTGTTCTTCTAGGAAACATGGATGATACATCTGTTTCTTCTGTATAAGGGGATTTTAAGTCGTCAAATTTACATTTGTAAATTAAGACAAATTTTCTTGCGTAAATTAAGACATTTTTTCCTTAAATTCTTTCTTAGCATCCTCTAAAATTTTTGCGTCTTTAGCACATTCTTCATATTTACCATACTCATAAGTAATTTGTACTGTAGGCTTATTAGGATAGAATAATGTCAAGCGCGACTGAGATAAATGATCAGGCCCTACCCAAATACCATGTAATCCAGCAATTTCAACCATATTTTTCCCAATGCGAACCAAACGTGACATCTTATTTTAAAATAATATTAATCCTCCAGATATCAAACGCCACAAAAATCGGCGACTACGCCTTCCCTTTCGGCCACTGCGAACCCGCTGTCTCATAAGACCGTCTAAATTCCACATCATTCAAGAACCAACGCTTATTAATACCATTTACCTGAACGGAACGAGCATCCATTAAACGGCACAAGAACTCCAAATAGATACACAGCGTGGATTGTTTCATTTCCGCTGCGTCTGTAAAATCCGCTTTAGACGTTGATGTTTTCTTATCCTTAGAAATTGTCACCGGATACTTTAAATTATTCAAATCAACATCACTACTTGTCATTAACGCATCATTCAGCATTTTAATCTTTTTCAAATGCGGTTCCTTATTACTTACGCCCATACAATCTGCGCCATCCGTTAAGGCACCGCCCGCCGTATTTTCAACTGTCTTGGTGGTCAAAGTATTCTGTGCTGGTTTAGCAACCAAGAATCCGAACAACGTGCCACATTTCGCATTAATCAGACGAATAGGAGCCCCCGCTCTTCCAGCAAGTTCGGATTCATCATTTGTAGCTGCTAGAACAAAGGGGTCCATCGTGCTCGGACAGCGTTCATACGTCATTTGACCCTTTATTTTACAAAATGTATCCACATGATTATTTTTAATATCAAGTATGAAAAATCCTTCCACATTTTCATTCTTAAAAGTGTTGCGTTGTAAAATAAAAGAGTAGTCGGCCAGTCCTGCTTTTTCCAAATTGCCCTTCATGAAATTGGTTAGAAGCAATTTCTTGGTATCATAATTAAAAAAATGGTCAAAGCCGAAACCCAATAAAACATCCTTTGTTCGGCCTAGTGCTTTGAAATGACGCGCAATGACTTCAAGTTGGTCCAGTCCCTTCATGCGTGTTTTAAATTCATCCGGAATATCCAAGGGTTTATTATTTAATGCGTCATTTACTAGTCCTATCCATGTTAACGCTTCGCTCGGTCCTCTAGTCTTTGAACTGGCGGTACCCATTGTACCTGTTGTTCTTGTAGATGTAACACTAGCAGAATCATCACCGACTGAAACGTCCACTGCTTCTTCTGCTACTAGATTACCAGCACCAGAAAATGGACCAGGCTGTGGTCTAGTAACACGTGCCCATAGTTTTCTGCCTTCAGGCCTCTTGAATCGCAATGCCATAGGAATAGATGTATCAGTGATTTCACGAGGCTGAAAAACAACATATCCAGCACGCAAGATTAGATAACCGGGTTGACCATTACATTTTAATTCAAATGACCGATTATTAATAACGCTTGGCAAAGCCTGTGATAATACTTCTGCTGGTAACTCCTTGTATAATGACCGCACTGCGTCAATGGGCACATAAGGGTGAACAGAGAACATTTCCCGTAAAGCGCTTTCACGTAGCAGAATATAAGCCCGCGCATCCTTTGCCGTAAATGTGCTCAAATTCAAATCATCTTCGCTTACAGATTGTATGTCTAACTTACATTTAAAAGAGCATTCTTGATAATCGCACATGCTGGAATTTGCCTTATCAGCCAACTGAACTTCTCCTAAATCTTTACCTTGCGCATCAATGTGATGTTGGCTTATATTGCCTGTAAGAAGAATACCCTCGTGATTAAGAGCACAATCCCATGCTCCCATCTTAAGTTGTCGTTGAACGAGACCGATTGATTTCGCCTTCTGAACAGCCAGCCTATAACTGTATAAATCACTCGTCTCATAGTCATCCAAAAACAAAGAATATAAATGGATTAAACAATTTCGCTCCTCTTTGGGCAATGCTCTGTGGGAGCAATAACGAACACCGCGACCAATAACCTGCTCGAGCCGATTTAAGTGATACCATGGATCTAGCACATGGATTTCACGAATACACTTCAAATCTAAACCTTCACTTGCGATCTGACTGCCAACAATGACCTTAACACGCGAACCACGAGCAGTGAGCTCAACAGGCGGAGGAAATGTTGTGGCATACGCAACTGTTGCTCCCACGTTATTGGGCGTATAGTCACTTGTTAACAAAACATAATTAGCGGGTTGGAAACCGACGCATTCTTCCTTAGTTAAAGGCCCGTGTTGTTTCCGAGGGCACATGGCGCACTGCCGTGCTACAGGAGCTGAGCCTCGTAGCAAAGGCACAGGCTCCCCGTTCGCATTTACACGAGTATAACCGGCTCTTTCTAAAGCGATACAGACGGGCAACGCACCCGGTTGAACATAGCGCGAATAGATAAAATTAATTCCTCTGCTTGTGCGGACAGTGGCCAAAATCTTCGCAATCTTGGGGGCGTAGCCCTCTAGGGCCTCCGGACCAAAGACGCTGTCAATCGGAACATCGCTTTTCCATTCTACCAACCGTTTTTCTTCGCGGAAATACTCATCCCAGCCATCTTTCCCCCATTTTTCACTCGGATATGAAAAATTACCAATCTGTGTCCATGTATCTAACACATTGCGACGCATGCTCAACTCAGAAAGACCGTCTTCAGCAGCGGCTGTTTGCTCGGCTGTTAAAATATTCATCTGAAAACGGATAACTTTCTCGCAGATAGATCCTGTCAGTGGCTTAATCCGCTGAATAGGTAACGCAGCAATACCCTGCTTTATCTCAGCAGATACAGGAGGATTAATCAATTTTCCACCCTGTAAAGCCGTCATTGTCGGGTACCATGATTCTATGTCATCATCTTCTTCTCCTTCTCCCATATGGGTAGGATGAAGCCGAATCGGGAAAGTAAAAGGATTTTCACCACGCATATAACTGACATACCGTTTTGCCACATCACGGATTAAATCTTCACCCTCAGCCCCCGCCTTCAAAAATCCCTTCTCAAATATGCTAGGTTTCAAATACTCCTGCTCCTTCTTATCATTCAAGACCAATAAATTCAAAAGGAAAATGATTTCAGGAGCTGTGTTAAACATAGGTGTAGCAGTCATTAAAACAATCCGGCAACCCTCCGTATACGCAAGTATTTCCAAAAGAAGCGGAACAATGGCTTTGGCCTCAGCTCCTTCTTCTACTGCCTTGGCATCGGGATTCTCATCGGGGGCAATTTCATCAGCCGTCATAGTCTTCGGGTCTTGGCGTAAATTATGGGCTTCGTCAATGATGATTAAACTGTCATTAAAACGGCCACGGAGCATGTTTCGGCGCCACTCTTTTATCTTTTCGGGGTCGGTAATTGATATTGGCATCTTCTTATACTCCTTGTCAATACCCAACTTGAATGCCATATATCCCTTAATTCCGTAGCGGGCTCGTTTGAGCGCCTCAATGCGAAATACAATTTTTTCTTTCTCATCAAATTGTGTGGCATTTACCAGTTTCAAATAAGTGGTCCCCGTAGCTTGTGCTGAATACCATCCCTTATACACAAAACGACCAGGATCATCTGCCGTCGCAGGTCGTAGCATTTCCGGGTCAAAAATGGTCCGCTTGAAACCAGGAGCGATTGACCGTGGAACCACAATATAGGTGCGCTTAGTTGGTCTTTCTGCTAGAAAGTTCTCGGCAATAGATATCGCTGATATTGTCTTACCAACACCAACACCGTGATACAATAATAAACCTAAGAAAGGTGTGCTCGGATTCATGAAGCGACTAACGAGACGCTGTACGGGTGACAGCGTAAAAGCCTCAAAGGCTGCCAATGAGCAACCATCGCCTACACCAGCATTTCCACGGGCGTCGCCGTCAGCAAAAGGCTTAGCCCGAGCATCATAGAATTCCTTTTTCTTCGTGAGCTTCTCAGCAAAATCCTCGTTTTCAATATCGGGATAAATGCCTGTATACAAGACTTTCTTTGTTTGTAAGCCTTCGTCTTGTTGCTCCTGATAAGTGTAGTCTTTCTCCCAGTCTGTTAAAGTTGGCCTTTGTTCCTCTTGTATGGTAGCCATTCTCTAACCTAACACAATAATTTTGGCCACCTTAATCAGCCACACCTCCAATCCAAAAACAGTAATTTCTCAAAATAGATGAAACATGTAGTAACATCTCCTTCTTCTCAATATTATACGGACGTATGGAAGATAATGCTTCCTCCCCTGTATACCATTTAATAGCACCAATTTCCCGTTCTAGTACATTATCCCCTGCTCGAATGACCGGGTCAATATCATCAAAGCAAAAAGCAATATAATATTTGTGTCTATAATGAACTTTATTTGACCCGAAAAAACTCTCCTCAAGGGGCAAAATATTTCGGCTAATTAGCACAGAATCTAAAGGAAATCGCGTCTCTTCCCAGAATTCCCGAATAGCGCATCTCATTTCAGATTCATTGGGACCCCGTCTGCCCTTAGGAAACCCCCATTCAGGCTCCGACCATGCTGTCCGACAAGCAGAGATGGCCTGCGTTAGAATGCCCCGTTGAATCGCCTCAAACTTGATTCGTGCGGGTTCAAATTCGTGGCGATAAGGTTTACTGACTGGCCCATTCCAAAGCTGTTCCCATAACTTCATAAAATCCCACTCTAGCAGTCGGTGTCTTTCATCCATACAAGTCTGGTCCACCAGTGTTTGAATATAAACTCTATCATCAACATCATACTTGCCCCTCAACAACTCAATGTATCCCAGACTGTCCTTGCGACGAATCATTAGAAAACGAAATACAGTTTCCTCTAAACCATTAATACGATTCTCATCTGCTAGAATCCTAGCGAATTCATCCTTTTTAATATTTAGTACTTGAATTAGAATAATACCAAAACTTGTAATTGGCTCAACACACGCTTTATAATAATGTCCCGGCTTACCACAGTTAGTACATACTATGGACATTCGCTCTTAACCCTACAAGAGAAGGTGTCTGTGTGTTTAAATAGACTTGACTAAAACTACAATATAACATAGAGGAACCGATATGCCTTTAGCAATGCCACCGACTGTATGGGGACCGATTTTTTGGGCTACGATTCATACTGTTGCTTTAGCCTATCCCGACCAGCCATCGTATCCGCAAAAGCGCGCAGCAAAGGAATTCTATATGAGTCTCGTTGAATTAATACCGTGTCCTATCTGCCGGACACACTATGCTGGTCATTTGAAAACATCACCTATAGGTCCTTTCCTGGATTCCCGCACTGACCTCGTTGATTGGACTCTAAAGCTTCATAATAAAGTCAATCTTGATTTGGCCAAGCCAACTATTACGCGTGAACAATTCATGAAGGCATATGAAGATATGTGTGACCGTGGACTTCCTGTTCCACCTTCACCCTTCATACATAAAATCTACGAATCAGCGGATGAACGTGCCTATATGCGCGGAGTAATTGCGGGGAGTGTTAGCACACTTGGTGTCTTAGGCGTTGGCATTGCGTTGTA